GTTTAAGATAGCTTACATTTCTTAAAACACAAGTATTATAATAACCCTACACTTTACTAATGTATTTAAGTTGGCTTAAAATACGTACACCAACAACAAGTTGGCAACTTAAATTTAAAGGAAATTGAACATGAAAATTTACACAACAGAAGTTAAGCGCAGCCCTTGGGCGCAACCAGTGATTGTTAGCCGCACGCAAAATGGTCGTTGGATTATTGACCGCACAACCCATCAAACGCATTTGCCAGCAAACACTTTCCAATCTTGGGAGCACGCACAATGGACAGGCAATGCAATGGCAAATGAAGAATTAGCAATGATGTTGGTTGATTCAACTTATTAAGCACAACTGATGAGGCGTAATGCGCCGAAACTGCTGTGAAGCAGTCTTGTGTAACTTAAATTTAAAGGAAATTAAAAATGGCTCACATGATTGAAACCAACGCGCTGACAGGCAAAAACGAAATTGCTTTTGTGGGTAAAACCCCTTGGCATGGCCTTGGTCAGCAGCTTACCCCCAATGCACCCATTGAAATGTGGCGCAAAGAAGCTGGCTTAGATTGGGAAGCAAAGCTGCAACCCGTCATGTTTACGTTTGACGGGCAAAACTACAGCGAAATTCCCAATCAAAAAGTGATTTACCGCAACGACACCAACGCGCCCTTGGGTGTAGTGACTGACCGTTATAAGGTGCACCAACCCGCTGATGTGCTGGATTTCTTTAATACGTTGGTGCAATCTGCTGGCTTTACGCTGGAAGTTGCCGGGGCTATTAAGGGCGGTAAACGCATCTGGGCATTGGCTAACGTCAACAAAGAAGCTGTAGTGCTGCATGATGACGCTGTGCGCGGTTACTTGCTGTTGTCCACCAGCTTTGATGGCACAGCAGCCACCATAGGCCAGTTCACCAGCATTCGCGTGGTTTGCAATAACACGCTGTCCGCTGCCGATGCAGAAGCTGCACCAAGCCGGGTTAACTTAACCCACGGGGCACACTTTGACGCAAGCCTAATGCGTGACCGCTTGGGGCTGATTGTTGGCGGGTTTGAAGGCATGATGGACAAATACCGCAAATTGGCACGCCAAGGCGTTAGCAGCGAATACGCCCGTGAATTTACCAATACGCTGTTTCCCGCTGCATTTAACCCGCAAACCAGCACATTTAAAGAATCCCGTGGGTTTAAGCGCGTTTTGGAATTGTTTGATGGCGCAGGTATAGGCGCAAGCAATCATGGCGTGTATGGCACTAAATGGGGCTTGCTGAATGCTGTTACGCAATACGTGGACCATGAACGCGGTCACAACGTGGATACGCGCATGAACAATGCTTGGTTTGGCAATGGAAACCGCCTTAAAACCCAAGCAGAAGAATTGTTGGCAGCTTAAAAGGTGGGGGGCTTGCCCCCTATAAAAAAATGCACAACACTTTTCAATACTGCTGTGACGCTATGACTTGGGAATTCTTTGAAGTAGAAGTTTGGTACGACTATTACGAAGGCGACCCAAGCGTGGGCGAAGATGATACGTGGGATTGGGTTGCGTTTGTGGCTAATGACAATGCCAAATTTAAGCGCAGCGTGGAAGTAACCTACGAATTAGACAAAGCCGACCGCCAAGCAATCATGCTGGCAATGATGAAACATCAAAAAGAACTTGGAGAAGATAAAAATGGATAACAACACCCGTAAATATCCGCGCACGCTTAATGAGGCGTACCCCAAAACTATGGAATATGCCAGCACCATTGAAATTCATTGTGTGCGGTTGTCCATTGCCGAAGTGTGCATCCGCGTAGTGGCTTTGGCTGCTTTGATTGTGGTTGCGCTTGATTGTTTAGTTTGGAGATCATGAAATGAAAATTAAAACCACAGTCCACATCCACTACAACAAATATGAGTGGGAAGACGAAGGCCAGTACCTTGTTTACTCGCACAAGTTCGATAACACCGACTATCGCGCCTACATTTGTGAGCAGGATATTGAGATTGAAGTCCCCGATGACTTTGACCCCCGCGCACAACAAATTGCCGCGTTGGAAAAAGAAAAACAAAAAGTAATGGCTGCTTACCAAAAGACAGTTACAGAAATCAACAACCGCATTAACAACTTGAAAGCAATCACAGTATGAACGCAGATTACATCATCAACAGCGTAAAGCAAACAAGCGAAACACTTTTCCGCGATGGCGAAATTGACATTGTGGAAAGGCTTAGTTACCGCATTCAAATGTTGGAGGCGCATATCCGGGTGTTACAGGGTCACCTAGACAATGCGCGTGAAGAAATCAAAACCCTGCAAACCGAGTTAATTTACAAGGAATCAAAATGACTCAAATGACATTACAAGACAAAGCCATTGGCACTGCATTGCGTATGCTGGACAACTTAGGTTGCGTGTATGCCGTTATAACCCCTGCGGGTGAAACGCTTGGCAAACTAACAGTAAAACCACAAGGCAAAAGGCAAAAACGAAGTGCCCATGTTTATGGTGAAGTTTTGAAATATGCCAAGCCAATTTTGGAACAAATCAAACCGGGCGAAGTTCAATACGTTGCTTTTGGCAAATATGATTCCCGCGTTTTTTGTTCGTCTGTTAGTTCGTTTTGCACACGTTTGTGGGGCAAAAAATCTTATACCTATGAAACTGTGGAGGGCGGCATTAACTTGTTGCGCGTGCTATGAGTGCAATTATTTCCAAGGCGTTTGTCCAAGCGCAAAAACAATTTGGGCCAGCGTTAAAAACGTCTACAAACCCGGCATTCCGCAGCAAGTATGCTGACTTGTCCGCGTGCGTAGAAGCTGTCATAGACGCGTTAAACGCCAATGGCATAGCACTTATGCAAGTGTTCCATGAACATGAACGTGGCGTGATTTGCGAAACGCTGTTTATTCACGAAAGCGGTGAACAGTTAAGCGGGGGCAAACTGTTTATGCCAGCAGTTAAGCTAGACGGACATGGCATGGGCAGCGCGTGCACTTATGCGCGTAGACAGTCCTTGTTAGCAGCCACGGGGCTTGCACCAGAAGATGATGATGCCAACGCTGCTAGTAGCAAGCCTGTACCACGCATTAGCCCCACGCAAGGCGCTTTTGATGCGTTGCCAGCAGCACGTCAAAGCATCATCATGGATGTGGTTGCTGCAATCACAGAACGCTTTAATGCTGACGATGAAATTGGCGCTTACGATGAATACACGGGCATAACTGATGCTGATGAAAAAATTGCTTTGTGGTCAAAGCTGCCAAGCAATATCCGCACAATGCTCACCAAAATGAACAACCAACTTAAAGGGAAAAAATGACACACAAAGTAATTACCGCCATCGTTGATACATACATCGACAAAAAAACTGGCGAAAAGAAAAACGTCTACAAAGAATTGGGCACTGTATTTGAAAGCAAGAATGGGCCAATGCTGCGTATGACGTTAATTCCTGTGGGTTGGTCGGGTTACGCATATTTGAATGACCCGTATGACAAAAACAAAGAAAAACCCACCGATGAAACAAACGAATATAGAGATGACAATTCTGATATTCCCTTCTAAATTAAAAAGGATTTACAAATGCAATTAAAACAGTTAATCAATCGGCTTTTCCGCAGCACAGACCCTGTAACCAGCAAGATGGCAGCAGCACAAGCTGAACCCATGCTTGCTAGGCATGAACGCGTTATTTTGGAAGCATTAAAACTGCAACCAAATGGCAAAAGCGGCATTGCTAGGCTATGTGGCTTGGATGAAAATCAAGTGTCGCGCAGGCTCAAAATCATGCAGCAACGCGGGTTGATTGATTTAACTGGCAAAGTGGTTAGAAGTTCAACCAACCGGGCCGAAAGGGAATGGCGTGCTGTTTAAAGTAATTGCCATTTTGCTGTGGTTACCATTGATTGGCTTTATTGCGCGATTGATGTGGGAGTGTTTGGTATGGGGCTGGAACATACTTTAAAACCAATAAACACATGGACAGTGCGCGAAGCTGGCGTGTGTGACGATAGAACGCGGGTTGGTGTAGCTAATGCTTGGTATTGCACGCAATGCAAGCAAATTTACCCAACCCGCACCAAAGCTGATAAACAACCCTGCAAAGGAATTCAAGATGATTAACGGGTCAAGAAAACATCAAATAATTGCTGCAAAAAATGAATGGGAAAACATCAGCACCTACACCGACATGGTGCGTAACGAAACCATAGAAGAAATTGCCAAAGAATTAGAAACAAAATTCTTTTTGCCTTTTGGTAAAGACACTGTGCAATCGTTTACTGTTTACATCAGGGGAATGAAAAAATGAGTGAAACAGAATGGGAATTGTGGCAACGAACCCGGCGCACAGTATTCACCGCAACAAGAAACGCATGGAATCGCAGAACAAGTGCTGACATTGGCATCATGGAATGTGAAATATGTGGTCAAACCACTGAGGTCATGTCAATTGATTCATCGGATGGTGAGTATCACAGTTTTGATTGCTGTCGCCATTGCATGGAAAAACTTTGGGATAAAGCATGACTCAAGATGAAATGCAAAAACTTTGGGAAATCTTGAGTTTGGTTTATGGCAAAAATTTGCAAGCGGCAACCATAACTGTGCTGATTCAAGACGGAGATAGTGCTGTGCGATTTGTCACATCAACTTTTCCACAACAACCAAAGGAGAACACATGACACAAAATTTAAAAGTTAACGACATTGTGCAAGTGTCTCCAGACAAGGAAATATTTGGTGGGTGCATGGTGGTGGTAACAGAACTCAAGAGTTTTGGCATTCAAGGCTATGTGCAATCTGCGGGTGTTGAAGGTCAAGCATACATCAGATTGGCGTTTTGTGATTTTGAGCCTACTGGCGGCAGAGCAATATGGGTGGTGGCACATGACTGACAAAGAAGCAATGAAGCTGGCGCTGGAGGCGCTGGAGTCGTTTCGGGAGATTAGCGATTTCACGCCAGCACAAGCTGTCCACGCCATCACCGCACTCAAAGAACGATTGGCACAGCCAGAGCAAGAGCCTGTGGCGTGGCTGTCAATAGACAGTATTGGCAAACGCTATTTGTGCTTTGACAAGCCTTTAGATAACGACCCTGTGCAACCCCTCTACA